TGTTCTCATTAGTTGTACTTGGAAACTTAACTCCATGTATTGCTGTTCCAGGTTGACCACTCTGTCTTCTAAATATTTTACCAGGAAATATTTTCATATCTTGACCTGGTACTAACATTGTTTCATCTACATCAAATACTAAATTACCTGATAGTGCTAAATTGTCAATTGCCATCCTAGCATGACCATTCATAACTGCTTGAGAGTCTTCCATATTTTCTGGAACACCTACACCAAAGAATTGATAAGGGTTAACTTCATATGGGCAAACCATGTATGGTAATCTTGTAGGTGTAAAAGGATTTTCTACACATCTTAAAACTTTACCACCACAAATCCAAACATTAACTGATACAACATCTAATGCATCATCATATTTAAATCCTATTTCGTCTGCAACATGTTTATCAATCATGCCCCAATATTCCAATACTTCAAATCTGTTCTTATATAAATTCTCTACATTCTCTTTATCGAATAAAGAAGATTCATAACTTCTTGTTTGATAATTTGGACCTGCTTCTAAACATTCCCTAATAGAGTCTGCATTGAATAAAGGTCTTTTAATTAAATCTGCAAACTGTTGTCTGTTAAATGAGTGACGTTGAATAACGTATTCACTATCATCTATGTTAGTTGCATTAGGGTCTGAGTAAAAATCCCAACATGATACAGCTTCTAATTTTGGTACTGTTTTAAAACGTGCTGTATAAATTGTTTCATCTGTTTCTTTATCATCTTCCCAACTATGATTAATCTTTTCTTCATTGAAAGGTCCTTTTAATATACCTGTTCCAAGTAAACACATTTCAAAGAATACGTGTCTTAAAATTTTTACAGCATCTGTTCCATCTAGCTGATCGTGTATTATTTTTTCTAATTGTTCTGCTGCCAATCTTGCAGGTTCAATTTGTGGCATTGCTTTATTATCAGGAGAAGGTCCTTCATCAAAGCCAACACTTTTATATTCTTGTGCTAAGTTTTCCATTAGCATATCTGCTGTAGCACCTTGTGGTAATTTTTTACCATCACCAGGAAATCCATAAGGATTCTCTAGAGGTGTACTAGGTGCAGCACCTTGCATTTCTTTAGGTTTTAGATGGGCATACTTTGGTAAATTCTCAGGTACAATTGTAGGCTCCACTCCGATTGGGAACTTTCCCGAACCAAATAGAACTTCTATAATTTGTCCAAATGCAGCCAGTACTTTAGTCTTTGTTATCTTGACAAAAACTTTAGACTTCTCACTATCTCTAAAAGCCATATCAGGACCATATAGTCCTCTATAGTTTCTATAAGCTTTTAACCAACGCTTCTCATCATACAGTCTAGAAGTTTCCGCTTGTTGAAACCTAGAGCGTACATACCCAACGAGTGGATTATGTTCTTCTAATTTATCTGCCATTGTTAATATTTCTTTTTATATTGAACTTTAACACCTTTTTTCTTTGCAGCTACTTTAGCTTTCTTCATTCCAGCTTTAGTATATGCGTATTTTTTATTTCCAACTTGTGGCATATTAGTAATCTCTTTTTTCAGCCATTGCAAAAATTGAAGCATCTACTTTATCTTTTTTGCCTGGTTTATCATTGCCGTCTCCAGCTACTGCACCTTGCTTAACTTTAGAGTTAGGATCAATTGCTAGTTTCTCATTCTTAGATTTAGCATCTCCTGTACCAAGTTCACCGTGTGCATATCTTTTCATCATATTCATGTTATTCTCCTATTAAGGTTTTGGTGGATAGTAATCTTTACTACCTTGTAGTAAATCATTCTGTCCGTACTTTTTATTTTTATTCTTATTAAATAAATTATTATAAACTTTCTTTAGTATACCTGGCTTCTTGCCTTTGTTTTCATAGTTTGTAATATTTTTATTTAATTCTTTTACTAAATACTCTTTTGTTTCTTTACCAAAATTACTAGCATTATTAACTAGACCAATCATGTTCTTCTGCTTAGGAACATAACCTGATTTAGGTACTATAATTTTATCTTCAGCCATTAGTAATCTCTTTCATCTGCCATTGCAAACAAAGAAGGTTGTACTTGGCTTTTAAATTTCTTAGGTTCAAGATATCCAAACTTACCATCCTGCGTTTCTGCAGCATGTTCTTCTCTTTTATATCCAACTTTAACATTTATGTTATTAGCTGGAGCTTTAGTTTCAAAAGCTGATTCACTTAAATCACCTTGCTTAACTTTAGCTTTGGGGTCAAATTTCATTTCCATAATGTTTCCTATATTTTTATTTTCTTTATTTGTATTATGTTCTTTGTTGGGATAGTAGTATAACCACCACCTGTTTTTATTTTACCATTCTCTTCAAATATAAAATCTGATATTATAATGGTTGTCTTCTTGGTTTCTGATAGTAACCATCCAAAGCTACAACATACAGCTGTAGTTGAATTTTTAATATCTGATATTTCAGCCCATCCAGCATCACCAACAATATCCTCCCAATAGACCATTGCTAATTCGTAGGGAAAATTCTTTTTATCTATAACAGGTAACTTTTTCTTTTTCATTTATCCTTTAGTTAGTATCCAAATATTCTATCTGAGGGGATAAATTCTGATTTATCTCTGCTACCATATAACTTGTTAGCATAACTAGTATGCATCGGTCTACTTGTACATCCGTATCTTAATGCATCGTAGGCGTGATCTTCTGTATGTGTGTTAATATCTTCAATATTATTATCATCCAAAGGTAATATTGGAAGAGTCCTAATTAAATTCCTGCAAGTAGAAAAGAATCTTAATCCTGGTTCCTTTCCCTTGTCATCAGTAAACTTAAATCTTTTATGTATTTCAAGCTTACCATTAATTCTACTTCGAGGTGTTCTGTCTGACGGTCTCCAACGACATCCAGCTTGAATCATCGTTTCTGCTATGCTTGGACCCACATCTCCTCTCTTAGCCCATGTACTGGCGTCTAAGACCCCGTAGCGTATGTATTCTCCTTGCTCTAGCTCTAAGACTTTCTTTGCGAAAACATCTGCTGTAATCTTTTGGGTATACAACTCTCGATAAACCCATAGATTATTATCATAATCAATAGCAAACCATAAACAACAAGCAGGAGAACTGTAACCCCAGTCTGCAGCACGAAATCTTTGCCAGCCTTTAGGTATTTCAAAAGGTTCAACAATGTGTATATCTTTCCTAAATTCTGGGAATGCTGAATCTTCAAATGCATCCCAGTCTCCATCTAAAAATTGTTTCTTTTGTATTTCAGGTAATGACGCTAGCATTGCATAGTAGTCATCAGTCTGCATTAAGTAAGGGTTATCCTGTAACTTAGCGGGTATAAACCTTCTTGTAATAACTTTAGTTCCTACAGGTGTATCTACCCTAATATCAAAGGTTGTATTAGGTACTGCTGGGTTAACAAACATTTCCCTAACCCATTGAGACCCAATATTTCCTGGATTGCCTGTAGCTCTTAAATATACAGGTATTGTAGGATCAACTGATCTAAGTGATGATCTTAAAAAATTATATATATCTGGCGAAGGATATTGTGGAAGTTCGTCTATTCCTATCCATGTGTATGATTGCCCTTGGTAACGTAAAGCATCTGTCATGTTCTCTGCGTAACCGAATTCTATCTTTGCTCCTGATGGGAATCTCCACTCTTTTTCTTGTTCTCTCCATTTTGCTCCTGGGAACGCTTGGCTGTATAATCGTTGAGAATGATTTATTATATCTCTCAACTCAGGCATCGTTCTTCTAAGTAAAAGTGCTCTATGTCCTGCCTTATGGCAATACCTTAAGGGATCTATAAGCATGGCGTATGATTTACCACCGCCTCTAGCCCCACCGTAGAATACTTCTCGTTCTGGTGCTGCAAGGAAATCTGTTTGAGGACCTTTGTTAGGTTTAAAGATTACCTTCTGTGAACCAATATGATCTTGAATACTCTTGGGTGCACTGTCAATAACATCTTGTGTTATTAGTTGTTGTTCTTTACCATCTAATGTTTTGTCTATTGTTTTAAATTTAGTCTTAACATTATCGGCATGTTGTTTTGCTGATCTTAATGTTTGTTCAGCTGCTGCAACTTTCCTTCTACTTCTTGTTAATATTTCTTTAGCTGATTGCTTGGCTTTCTGTCTTACTGTCTTTAATTTTCTTGGCTTCGGAGGTGCTATCTCTGGTAATTCTTTTTTTAAGTCCGACATATGATATGTAACGTTGTGCTTTTGTAGTTAACCATTTAGCTACTTCTCTGTATGAACAAGTTTTTAAATAGTTCTTAGCTTCTTCTAAAGCTAGTAGTTCTGATTCTATTGGTATTAATATTTTTCCAGTATCATCTATGGAATATCCAAAAGGAATAACTCTAGACTTTCTTGGGATCTTCTTTAGTTCCATATAAATTATCTTTTGCAGGTAATACAAATATACCATGTAATGCTTTTACATTAATATCCATGTGCTCTTTCTTTACAATACCAATTCTATCTAATATCTGTTTAGCAGCTTCCATTCTAATGTTAGCATGTGGAGTTGTACCATCCTCTTCTAACATCTCTACTATTTTAGTAGCAGCTTTTGCTGAGTGTATAGCTAAGTAATTCTCAGCTCTTGATACTATTTCAGTTTTTAAACTTCTTACTACTTTTGGGTAAGAATGTTCTGAGTAACCTGCTAATTCTCCCGCTCTTCTGGGGTTTCCCCGTGCTTCTCCGAATAAAGCGTTTAGAAACTTCTCCTGAGAAGCAGTTAAAACTTTTTTTGAACTTGTTAAAATTGTCTCTTGAGTCTCTGGTGTAGTAGAATCCATGTCTAGCATTTATTAATTCCATTATCTCTTTGAATGAGATATCTTTAGTTAAGTTAGTAGTTAGATTAGGCAACTAGTATATCTTCAATGTCTGCATCGGAAGGTATCTCTGGTTCCATTGGTTTAATAGAAGCCTCTGGCATATTAGGTTTAATAATACTCTCTAAGTCTAACGGATTTATTTCTTTTTCAGTCTGTACTTGTGGCTGTATCTGTGGTATCTCCACAGGGGGAATACTCATACCCATATCATCAGGGCTTTTGATTAACCCACTAAAATTATTAGTGTAGTTATCAATAACCTGTGATAAATTTTCTGGTTCGCTGTCTATCTTTGCGAAGTTATTATCAATAGGTACGGATCCTGCACCTGATTTTAAATAACTTGGTATATTTGCTTCGAATTTAGCCATAAGTTTATAATTTTGTAGGGAATCCTAGGTTATTCCCATGTAGGTACAGTTTAGTGATAACCTCTTGTGCATGAATGCATGCTATTATGTTTGTGTGTCCTTTTAAAGTGTACCTGATTCTAGTATACACACGAATATCACTTTTGTCAAGTACTATTTTAGATTATTTATGGGGGTGCGACACTTTGACTACACATTAGCATTGACAAAAGTGTAATTGGGGTGTATAATAGTATTAACAATACTCAGGGGGGGTTTTATACATATAGTATTCATAAATATTCATACCCCCTAGGGAACACCCTAGCACCTAGCCACGAGATTTACAGAATAATAACCCCTAGTATCTAGCCACAGGGTGGTTAACAGGGGAACTGGGTGATTTTAGGTTGACCTTGTATATATAGTATGTACTACCCCCCGTGGCTACCCGTGTACCCCCGTTGATCGAGTAAAATTTTTATAGGGTATTAGAAAAAATACTCCATAGAATTATATAAGTATAATCATGTAGTGATTACGAGGTAAATTCTAGGGCTTACCCTAGTAATTTACCGAGATAAATTTTTGATATTAACCTTGTTATCGCTTGGGGGAAACTTAGGGGTAACAAATTTTTGTACCTATCAATCCCCCTGATAACTACCCAAATTTTATATTAAGCAATAATTTATATAACACCCAAAAAAAAACCCTCATGATTTCTCACAAGGGTTTTAATTTAAGTTTTAAGTTTTATAGATTTGATACAAATTTTAAAACATCTCCACCGTTATTTAAATCAATAACTGTGTTTTTAACTCTAGGATTAAATTCAACCTTATGTAATTTAATCTTTGGAAATTGTGAGTTAAAATTATCAGCATTAATATGCATCAATACATCTGCATGGATATCTAATAATGTTTGCTGTGCATGTGTAGTATT